TCATATTTTTCCGTAATATCTGAAGAACTCAAAAGGCATCCTCACATCAAGATATCCGTCTATCATTTCATTGGATTTTGCCTCCATTTCGAACGCTGAATTCCCATACGATATTTTGTTCCCATCCGCTCCATGTACACCTTTGAAAAAATGGTAAACACGAGAAACGACATATTCCAACCCGTACTGCAGATAGAACCACAACGGGCACAATAGATATATCCACACACTGAACTCTGTAAGGAGCATAACAAGTGTCAACAGGGCCGTCGAGGCAATCATGCATTCCTTCCACTGTCTTACATGAATAGCTTCATGGTTAAGAACGCATGTTTTCATTTCCTCCTTCGTTTTCTTCGTGAAAACGAAACAACCTAAAGTGATGGTGCTGTAGCCCTGCCACAACAGCCACTTTGCTAATTTGCTTTCATAAAATACTTTCATATCAATTATCTATTAGGATAAGATTTGGTTATCACATTATTCTTTAAAAAGGTTATTCCAGATGTATTTATCATGACATCATAAAAATCATTGCCATTATTTTCTGAAACATTTATAAGTTGAGGTCTTATTAATACATTGTATCTTGGATTTCCAGAAGCATACTGAGTCAATTGCATACGAGGATATGTTCCTCCGTCATGATCTATAAAATCCATAGTACCCACTAACAAATCATCTGAGCCATACATTCTAAGGCTGTTCGTTGCAGAATCAATCACAATACGTTTTCCATTGACCGATGTAGATACTTTGCCGGTAATTTCTATATCTCCGTTTTCTTTGATAACAAAGGAGTTATTGGGTGATTTGATATTTTTAAAAGTACCACTCGTAGCATTGACTTCTCCGGTTATTTCTGCATTTTCAGCATGTACTTTCCCGTCTTCAGTAACCCGGAAAGGAGCATTATCAGGAGTGGGGCTTCCGGCCCACATCCGTATCTTCTCACCGGATTGGCTTCCGCTAAGTCCCGCTGTTACTGCTCCATCATCCTTCTTAATAAGCAGCTGATTCCCCTGCATAAAATCAATCTGCGCATCCTTCGCAATGATAAGTGAGGTGAAGATAGCTGTCGTATTAAGCCCGAATTCTTCCCAGTAGGTAGAATTGCCCGGAGCATTGGCAAGCGAACTCGTATGAGTAGTTTTACATTTGTACGCCTTCCATCCGGTGGCAACTTGGCCGTCTCTCACAAGGGCTACATCAAGATATCTTGTGCCGGAAGTGAGTGACTCATCATTGCGCCATTCTACGCCAATCTTCCATTCTCCTTTGCGAATGATACAACCTTGTATGCCCGGATCACCTTTAATGTTTTCACCATCCTGGGCAACAAGTTCATATTCGGCTGTATTGAGTTCCCCGGTCAGAATATACCCATAAGTCTTCCCACCGTCCTGTGTCTGTAATAATCGGTTACCGTCCTTATCGGTGATAGTCCACATCGGAGGATTATCAGTACCTGCAGGAACCGTACACTGCCACGTAGCATTTCCCATACGAACAATACCCAGATATGGAATATGCTTACCCGTCTGCCACTGGCCATGGTTACTGACACTATCCCCATCTTCGCCATCTTTACCGTCCTCACCCTTGAATTTACTCCATGTATAATCAGTCGGATTCGTGCTCTCAACAGCAGTTTCTTTGTTCACAGCTATACCTATGTATTTCGTATTTTCATTAGGCTGCTGATACATACCGCTACCGTCGGCGTTATCAGAGTATGCGACCCAAGTGTAGTAAGTCTTACCGTTTTCTCCCGGAAGACCAATACCATCTTCTCCTTTAATATCACTCCACTGATAATCCTTTGGATCGTTGCTTTCTACTGAGGTTTCTTTATTATGAGCCAGTCCTAGAAACTTTTTTCCGACGGGACTGTCGCTGATTCCGTTACCTTGAGCGTCATCAGCATAGCGTATCCATGTGTAGAGTACTTTCCCATCCTTACCTGGTTCTCCCGGTATACCATCCGTACCATCCTGAGCTATCATTATATACTCGGTGGAATTCTCGGTGCCGGTCAATATATAGCCATACGTTTTCCCACCGTCCTGTGTCTGCAATAATCGGTTACCGTCCTTATCGGTAATAGTCCACATAGGAGGGTTATCAGTACCTTCCGGAACTGTACACATCCATGTGGCCGTCCCCATCTTTACGATGCCTAAATAAGGGACATGCATACCAGTCTGCCACCTTCCGAGAACGCTTACACTTTGTCCGGCCGGACCTTGAATACTTCCTTTGTCTTCAAATGTTTGTCCATTCCATACCCAAAGATGGCCGGCTATAAGATACCCGTCACCAATAGAATTTCCTTCTGCCGGAAGCTGCGATATATCATCCAGTTTATCCTTAATGGTAAAAGAAGTTCCATCCGCACCCTTATCCACTTGAAGCAGCCAGTCAACATTATCTTTCGAGGGCATCGCACTTGTTCCGTCCTCATTGATACATAGCCAAATCCTACCGTCATATGACACACGATCATAGAAATCACACTTCATACCGGTAGTCCATGCTCCCCGGTCATTGACTGTAAGAACAGGTGTACCATCGGGCTTTATCTGTTTGATAACTCCGGTCAAATAGACATTATTCACATATTCCGAATAACCAGACATTTGCAGACCATGAACGGCCAGATTACTCAAATCACCACTTTGGGAAGCTATGTTAGCAGCCGATATTTCCCAAGTATTCTGTTTCCAAAGCCTACGGGTATAAGTGCGCGTAGTATATGTGGACGTCTGCCTATCAGCATTAGTAAAGCTACCGTAGCAGACAAAGTGCATAGCCTGACATGGGTGGAAAGTCAACTTCCAGCGTTCGCTGACAGGACGAAGCTGGTATCTGAATTGCTTGTTGTTACTTCCGGTTATTTCGGTGATGGTGAAATAACAAGTATAGAAACCCGCATATTGAAAGTTGCCGCAACTGTCATCACTGTCTGCAGTAGCATTATCTTCTGCCTTTTCACTACTGTGAAAGATACCCATGCAAATGTCACCTACATCAATAGCACCGTATTCTCCTTCCTCAAGCTTCAGATATCCGGTTCCGGTCATCTGTAAGTTACCGTCCCCATCCATATCAGGTTCTATTTGCTCGATAATACCCGCTCCCGGAGCATTCCACTTATCACCGAGTGTGACAGATATCCGGTTATAGCGTAACTCTGGAACTTCAAGAAATCTACGGAGAATAAGGCTTTCCATTTCGCCGTTACCGTTCTCGTCGATTTTGGCACCAAAACCAGTCAGCCCGGAAGCAAAACCTTCCTTACCGAACACTGCGCCTGCCAGAAAGGACACAAGAAAGGATGTCTGGTCCGGTTGATCTTTACGGAGAAAGATTTTCGTCAATTCATCCAAAGAAAATTGTGACAACAAATCCAATACCCCCACAAGAATACGACCCACACGTTCAGCGCTATTCTCTCCTGCAAGGGTAGCATTACGCACTTGCAAAGCTAGTTTCCTTAATATATCAAAAGTATCAGCCATTATTCACCCAAAACTCTACACGTCACACGATTGGCTGTTAGTCCCCCATTTCCCCTATATAAAGGGAAAGAGTGCCTATTGTCATTCAAATAGCGCACACATTCTTTTAAGTATCGGTCTGCTACAGAAAAAGCATCATTATAGGCCATGAGCTTCTCTTTAAAATCCGGACGTGAAGAATACTCGTTATCCTTATTCATAAATCCTAAACGGGTAACATTACCATCCCCATTCTTCACTATACGAGCATAGGTATAATAGGCTAATGCCGTTTTCAACCCTACAAAAGAACGTTTTTCACCATATCCTGCATCATAAGAACCACCATTAAGCAACTCATTATAATTCTCTTGGTGTTCTTTTACATCTAAAAGTAAAGCATCCCCCAAAGCTAATTTCAAATCAATGTTCTCCGACTCCCTGATATATGTCTCTATCTTTTCCGCATCGATATGCACTGACATCGTACGGGCTAGCTTAGAGACTTCATCCGTTGTTATTAGATACTGCTGCATTCCTTACGTATTTAAGAGGTTGTACACTAAAGTCATTAGATGGATTAACAGATTCATACCAATGCTCAAAAATCTTCTGAAAAGCACGTTCAATCATTCGCTGTTGTTTTGATACAATAGAGTTATAATACTCAAATGCATCTTCCAATATATCACCGGAAAAGCCCACCTTACCAATACGAATACAGTACCAAGGTTCTTGTCCGAAGGCAGAATAAATACGTTCTACCACACTGGCATCAGTCACAGTAAATTCTTTATCATAATTTTTAGAGCTGATATCCACAAACTCCGGCTTTTCTTCATCAGATTCTAAAGTTACTTCCAATATTTTTGCAGCATTAGTATCTCCTTGAAGTTGTATAACGGTATCTGAAAAGCCTGTATCTTCGCTTAGCTTATCTTCTCTTATCGGATTCCCTTCTTCATCAAGATGTACCGAAGAAACACCTTTCTTGGTAACAATCATTCCAGAAGGCATAAAATTACAGCGAACATTACGATATTTTACATTTGCAAGCCCTTCATCCGTACTCATATCCGTAATCACCCGGTCAGCCTTTCCGACAGGATACACAAAGTTTCCTGTGTTACTAATCCATAATATCTGTCCTTTATAGTTTTCAATTCCCCCTGCAGCACGAATCTGTGCATACACTACTTCTTTACAAGGATTAAAAACATCGATGAACTCTACATTCTCTTGTACAACCTTAATAGCCTTACCCTTACGAGTTTTCTTTCCTGTCCAATCTGGATGAACCGCAATCTTTGCAATATATCCGGTTTCATCTTCCTCTAATAAACGGCAATTCTCAAAGGGGACATGCTGTATCTCTACTATATCAGCAAACATATTATAGTTTACATGTATTGCTATCCCATCATAATCTGCGACATCCCTACATACAAAAGCATGGATATCATCTGCTGTATCACCACGACGATTAACTACATATTCAGAAAAAGTGACCTCACGAAAACCATTCCCTTCTATAAAATTGGCATAACGTTCCGTACATTCACTACCCGTTGAACTCGCAGCGATGATATTCCTTAAATGTTGAGGATATAGATTATCATCACCATAGCTTTGGATGCCAAGATTACGTAAATATCCCGTATCAACACGCCTATTACTTTTCTTCTTTAAATCATTTACATTCATCGTTTCGTGAGGTCATTTATTATTCTGCCGTTTCTTGTTTTAATTCAAAAAGGGATTGAGCCTTTTTTATATGGGCATCCAATAATTTAGAAGTCACCTTCTTTCCATCTATTTGATAGGTTTTAAATGTATCTTTTACAATTTTGACAGTCGCACCTTCCACTTGGAAAGCTTTCACCAATTCTGAAACTAAAATCTCATCCAAAACCGTAACAGGATTCTTGCGTTTTTTAACCCTTTCCTCCCAATCAGAAGGCGTTAAAGCAAAAAAAACTATCCCTTTAGGATTTCCCGCAAGAAATCTTTCTGCCGCTTCATCAGTTAGATTATCATTGGTATACATTTCACCACTCCCAAAGCCAGCCTGGAGTAAAACACCATTTTTCAATGCATAATTTGATTTTTCTTTCATCTTTCTGTATTTTTTTAAATATGAATACATCTCAATCACAGCATCACGATAGCAATCACCACATGAAGTTCTAATAAAAGTTCGTCCGAAGACTTCATGATACATTACTTCAATGTCTGATTTATCAGAAGAAGAGAGGGGGAGTTTATCCCCCAACTCTTTCAATTTATCAACCACTTCTAAAACTGTCATACCTCTACTCTGCCGGTTCGGCCGTTAAAGTATTAATAGCAGTTTTAGTAGCTTCATAACTTGTTTTATACAAGAATAAAGCTGACTTTGGAGCTTTCTGTTCTTCAAGTGTTACGGTCCATCCGCCTTCTGTATCTTCACTATACTTATTGTTTTCAATAGTAGTAGCTGTAAGACCTTGATAATATCCAAAAACCTGAAAAGCGGCATCGCCCGGATTTGCTTCTTTTTGTAACCCCTTATATTTATTTTCCAACACTACAACGTAAGAACCGTTAGCCAAGCCGTCAATAATATCTGCACAAACATCCGGATCATTAGCTAGAATCACAAGTACAAGAGTGTTTGTGAATGAATTGCGATATGTACCAGTAGCCAAAGCTGTGGTAGTTCCTGTAAATGGAGCCTTTCCTGGTACAATAACTTTATATGCTTTCTTTCCCGTCTTCATGGCTAGTGTCTCAATCACATTCTTACGGGTAGAATTGAATAGTGTTGCAGCAAAGTCTACATCTGCACGATTCATTATCACACCTTCCTGCTCCAAACCTTGTACAACCGGATCATCACAAGACGGAGAAATATCTTTCTTCAAAATATCATCGCATACTCCCATAAATACCTCCTTTCCTAATATGCAACTTGTACCAGATTATCCTCGCCAATCATAGAGCCAAGTTTACCTGTAGAATAGATATAATTCTTACGGGATTTTCTTTCAAACCAGATATCAAGGTCTGACATAGGGTTATCACCTTCACAGCCGTACATCAGATTGTCCGGAGAACACAGAACAGCACGATGGGGAAGATTCAATTTGGTTTTATCATTCTGATATGCTTGGATAAATCGATCCCAAATTGAGCATTTTACAACTGTAACACCGTCATACTCCCCTACTTCAAGTCCGTCAAAAATAACTTCCCAAGGCATAATAACCTTATATTTTTCTCTCACGTCACGAGATAAAGAATCACACAATGATTTCGTAGCAAAAATTGCATGTCCGGACTTTTGGAAAATACGGCTATCCGCATCTTCAAGCATTGCATCAAATATAGAAGTTGCAGCACCCAATTCTTTCATTTTGGATTTTTGCAAAGCATAAGATGCTTCAGCATTGGCTGATATGACAGTATGCTGGCTAGCATTAGTTGTACATATAGCAAACAGACGTTTAAAGAAACCGTCACATGTTTTAAACAATTCAATATTCAAACCATCTGTAATTTGCCCTGAACCTTCAACATTGGCAGCATCCTTATCTCCAAACCAAGTAAAGCGCCACAACATTTTCATCATTGCTTCCGTTAGCTTCGGAAGGACGATTCCATCCATATACTCAGTAGAAGTAAGGTCCGCAATATTAGTACCGGTTTTTAGGCAATATTTAGCAATAGTGTTTTCCAAATCCTCATAACACATTTCCAATGGAACTTGCCAATCACCAATTTCCCAAACCTTTTGGGCTGCAGCAATAGCCACCTTTTGATATGTAGGATCACATCCAGAGCCTGCGATACCCACATCCTCCATTTCACCAATAAAACCAACTTTCTTGCCATTGGTCACTTTAGGCATGAACGTCATAAAACGCTCCATATCCTCATTCTGAAAGACTGTCAATTCAATCAAGTCTTTCAAATCCTTCACCGCCTGATTGTCCGGTGTCAATTTTGAAAAATCTAAAATAGGCATACTCAAATCTCCTTTCTTTACTTTTTAGCTCGCTTTTCTCTTTCTTCTCTCAACTTCCTCTGAATAGGTGTTTCCTCTGCACTGGCCTGAGGATCAACAGTTGTCTTAAAAGTCTGGGCACGTAAAGAAACCCTGTAGGTTGAGCAATGCTTCGCCAACCAATTTTCCCCACCTGCCATCTTTACAGCATTCAGAATCTTATTGTCCTCAACTGTACGGGAGTTAACTTTCAAAGCCGCATTTTCTGCTTCAAGTTCTTCAATGCGTGCCTTCAAAGCCTCAATCTCCTCATCACCATTTTCTTCCTCCTGATCTTTAATCTCTGTAATTACTCCATCGGTTACGATGATAGTCTTCCCATCAGGCATAACATGTTCACCGTCAGGAGACGCGGCATCCCCGACTTGCGGTTCTCCCTCTTCACGTTCCACCGTCAGTATATTACCTTCGGCGTCTGTCAACTCCATAGATATTACTGGAATATCCTCAATCTTTTGATAGCCACATTTGGCAAGCAACTTATCAATGATAGATTGCTTCACTGTCACTTGTTTTTCTTTGTTCATTTTTTTACTATTAAGTTTATAATCGATTCCTTTTGCTGTAGTTGGGACAAGAACAGCAGATATAAATCCTAATTGTTTTGCAACCTCTCCACCAAACCATGTTTCTTTATTCATTTGAGTTTCCAATACGTTTGGCTCTGTCCCTGTCCTTTCAACATAGACAGCTAACATCTTAGCTTTTTCCGTTTCCAAACTTGATTTAAGGGTTTCTATCGTTTCAAGGTCTAAGACATCGTCATACTTTGCCAAATATGGTTTGTGAATGAGAAACTTTGCATGGGGATAAGCCTTTCTGCGTTCCAGCGGTGCAGACAGTAGAATAATTGTCGCCATAGAAGCACATCTTCCAACAACAGTACAAGAAATTTCCTTACCCGATGCACGTAATGCATCATAAATTGCATACCCCTCAACAGTATCACCACCACATGAATGTATTTCAATGTCGATTGTAGGGTCAGCCGGGTCAAGCCATGAAAGAAAATATTGAATATCTGGAAACGAAAGCCCTTCATCGCCGGTCAAATACCAACTCTCCAGTTTATCTCTATCAGCTACAATGTCCTTATTAATGTATAATTTTGCCATACTACATAATTGTTTGTAACAAAGGTAGAAAACAGGATACGGCTTGAAGAATATAAGAAGTTTATTCCACTGACACGCTTTGTCAGTAACTTTTTTACTAAGCAAAAAGAGCGGAAAATTACTCCGCTCTTACTTAGATATTAACCGTACTTGAGAACTTATCAATGATCCGATAAATGGTCCTTTCTGCAATACTATATTCATCAGATAAATATTGCATGATATAGGTCTTTTTATGCCCTTCCCGTAACAAGCGCATATATTCCTGATATACTGGGATGTATTTTACATCCCCAACATCAAGAGAAACACCATCCATTACTTGGAGGATGTTCCTATTCAGAATTAATAACTCATACGCATTCATACACTACCAAGATTCTCGACATACTTTACTCTATCTGCAACAGAAGTAAATTCCTCTACGGACAATACCGGCGGCGGAGCCATCATCATACCCTTTGCAACAGCCTTGGAAAGCATATCTTCACCCAACGCCTGATTGGATGAAGTAGTGACGTTGATAGGAATACCACCACCCATTTGGTTAAAAGCTGATAATAACGGAGCAAACATAGAAGTCGCGGCAGCCGTCATTACACTTTCACCATTAGATAACATCGCCGGTATAGAGTCACTTGTACCCGAACCTGGACCTACTACTGAACCACCCTGTGCAAATTTAGCACTTTTTACCGTAGAAATAGCAGCCGCAATGTTAGAAAGTATAGTAGCTATACCACTTGCCATTGTACCAAGTCCAATGATACCCTTTCCTGCTTCCGCTGAAACCATTTTAGAAATAGCCTTACCTGTATTGATTGCAATTTCAGCAAGAGCCAAAGCCTTACTTGCAATGGCAAAGTTACGGTCTTGATTACCTATCTCATCTGTCAAGGCAATAAGTCCATTTGTAACAGTAGCCATAGCATCATATTTGGATTGTTCAATAGCTATCTCCTTATCTGCAACAGCTTTCTTTGCATCATTATAGTCATTTTGAGCCTGAAGTTTACGCAAATTAAAAGCTTCTATACTTTCCCCCTCAAGTTGCTGTATAGTATTCAACTCTGCAAGCTTCTGCTCCATCTTAATACGGAGAATTTCTTGTTCGTCACCGTATGTCTGGGCTATTTCTGTTTCAAAACGTATCCTTAATGCATCCTCTTGTTTCTTGATTATGGAGTTATTATGCTGCTCGGTCAAATCATCAATCTTTTTGTTGTACTTTTCCATAATAGTAAGTTTCATCTGCTCGGTTAGCTCTTTCTGCTGAAGCTCCGCATCACGTTGGGCTACAAGTTGCTGCATCTTTAATTGATACTCCTGCTCGCTTCCGGCTTTTACAGATTCAAGCTGCAGGGCGATAAGCTTCTGCCGATTTTCAATTTCTTTTCTCAGTTCTTCATCGGAGAGCTTTTGCAAAGCTGCTATTTTTTGCTGTTCAAGAGAAAGAATCTGTTTTCCGATTTCCTCTTTGGCACGAGGTGTCAAGTCCTTTTCGGTTTTCAAGCGGATTTCCAAATCTTCAATCTGACGGCTATATTCATATTCTATCTCTTGCGTCTGCTTTTTCCGGCTATCTTTGACGAGCTTTAGCATTTCATTCTCAGCCTTACGTATCTCTTCTAGCTCCTTCTTTTTGATTTTAAGAGCTTCGGCCACAGCCTTAGGGTTAGTAATCGGTGTCTTTTTTTTATCGGCATCCCCGGTATATGAAGACACTAAATTAATAGTCTCTTTCCTGGACTCCACAGCCGATAACTGTGCTATATAATCATTCCATGAAGAAGCGATATCCTTGTTTATGGCTGAATTAGAACGATCTTTGCCTATTCCCTGACGCCAGAATGAAACATCATCTAACTCTTTATTATATTTCTCATTGATAGCAATAGTTTCCTGCAAGTATTCTTCTTCCTGTTTCAGAGATAAATTTAGCATCTGCAGCCTTTCTTCTTTGGCCTTTTTTAAAGCTTCTTCCCCAGAAATCCCCACTTTCACATATCGAATTCGTGCCGCCTCTATCTTGGCATATTCATCTCCGACATTAGCCTCTGCAACATTCTTACCAAGCTCAACAGCCGCTTTAGTTTCCCGTTCCGAGATATCCTCTACCGATTCAAATAAAGCTCGTACACCTCTAATCAAAGAGGATAGAGTATCATTAACAAAAGTCTCAATCCTACCCGTCATTTTCTCAAATGAACCACCTGTAGCGTCAAAAAGCAAAGCGACCTCTTTGGTTAGTTCCGTTTGAGAAGCGAGCAAGTCATCTTCCACTTTACCCAGTTCCCCGGTCTTACCTTTGACTTCATTTAGATTAACAGAAATATCTTTCAAGGTACGGATATATTGCAAGCCGGCATCTTCTCCCGGACCGCCAAAGATATCTGCAATGGCAGTTCCAACCACCGCACTGCTTTCCGGTAGTTCATTCAATTTGGCAGATACTTCCTGCATGATTTGAAAAGTAGTCTTTGCTCCTGTCTGCAAATCTTTCTGAACCTGTTTAGAGCTGATACCGATACCATCCAATGCACCAGCCGTTGATGTAGTCATTTCCCGAAGCCGGGTATTCGCCTCTTTGATAGTATCAATTCCCTTATCAGAGAAGACACCCTGCTTATTGGTTTCTGCAATAATAGCAACGAACTGATCCGCAGAGATACCAGCCTCTTTGAAGTATGCCGGATATTCTTTCAAAGCAGATAGGAACTCACCATTCGCATCTGCTCCGGCAATGAAACCATCTTTGATTACTTTCAACGCTTCATCAGAAGATATGCCAAACTGTTTTTCTACGGAATTAATAGCAGTCAACATATCCCGGAAGTCTTTACTGTAGTAATCAGCCAAAGCTTGTACTTCACTCCGATAGATTTTCAAATCATCGCCAGACTTATCCGTAAATTGCTTTGTCAATTTGGTAGCCTCTTTTACCCCCTTATTGTAGTCATACCACCATTTGAAAGCAAAACCGACTCCAGCAACACCTGCTATACTCATAAATACCGGATTTTTCAATAATGCCTTTAGCGTTGAACCTAAAGCAGATGCTTCTGTCTTCATATTGGAGAAAAAGCCTTTCACTCCATTTGAGTTCTGGGCGATATTCAACAAAGAATTTGCAAAGTCATTATTGATACCTACAAAATCTTTCAAAGCTTCCTCGTAATTACCGACATTACGATAGAAACGCTGTGTACCCTCTTCCGCTTCCTTCAATTCATCGGTAATGGCATTTATCTTATCTTGAATCTCTTTGCCCTTGGCACTGTTACGTTCCGCACGACTTAACCTATCATAAGAAGCAGTCAAATTAGAAAGTTCCGCACGTAATCTAACTAAGCTACCTTCAAGCTCCGTCTGTTCCTTACGCTCATTCTGTATTTGCTTACTCAGAATTCGAACAGCCTCGTTCACTTCACGAGTAGCAATCTTGGTTTCTGATAACTGTAAGTTATACTCTTTGCGACTCATACGTCCTGCTTTCAAATCCTCTTTTAAAGTTTGTTCTCTTTTTCGAAGTACATCCAGCTGAGTACGATATTCTGCGATTTTTCGGATAGCATCATCGTATCGTACCCGAATATCCAGCACTCTTTCTTCTACATTTTCCATAACTATACCTCCAACTGTAATAATTTACACTCACATATCCCCGTATCTTCTGCCTTTACAGATATAATAGCATAGTATCTACCGTATTGGCCCAGATATACCGGAACCGTTACATCCAACTCTTTTAGCTCAATATCGTTAATTTCAATTTTTTCCGTAATGACAACCGGATTATGTACCACCTTTTGGTATGATTGATAATTTTTAGACAACAAGGCATGCCATGACAACCCGTTGAATGTTGCCCTTGACTTACCATTGTTACTAATCTCCAACAATATACGAGGTTCAACTTTCCCTATCTTTCCAATCTCCTCGTTATCTTCATATTCATAAATTGGAATATATGCTTTACCGGTTCTCGTATCGGTTGCGGCAAAAGGAAGCGTAACGCTATCTTTACTTAGTTCAATAGTCTCATCATCAACATTGATGCATCCTTCATAATCTCCAGATACTGTTTTGTCTTCTTTCCACTTGTAGACATTCTTTTGAGCGAATCCATCAAGAGAAAACGAGATAGTTTTAGGTTTATTATCCTGATACGACGCAACCACCTTCGTAGTCCAATCTATAGCCCTAGACTTGTTAGTTATAACTTCATCCATTGAAACAAACCTAACCGTAACATCATCTTTGACTACAGCAAATGTACCAGACATAACAGATAAAGACTTAATGAAATCAATCTGCTTTATGTTTGGCAAATTGGATATAATAGGATAATATCCATCGCTTATTCCATCTTCAAAAACATTGGTTTCTTCAGTGAATGCCAATAACCCGACTACAAAGGTTGTACTTCCCCAACTGTTTGTAAAGAATCCAGTATCAGCAAAGGCGAAATAGATCACATCTCCCGCAGCCAATACAGATGTATAATCATCATATTCAAAAGATACAAACCAATTTTGATTCCCTTGCTTTTCTAAATCTATATAACCAACGGAGAAGACTTCCTCCGCAACCCCATTCACTACTTTGTAAGCTACAAATCTCGGATTAGGAACCTCTGTTCTCACAAAATTAAAAAACATTCTTCCCATGATCCGGATTTTGGTATTGTTCTTCAAAATCTTCATGCCTTCATACTTGGATGAACTAAGGTCTACCGTTTCCAGATAATCTGTTTTTTTATAAGTAGACGTACTACCTCTCAAAACATATCCATAATCATGATTGGGTCGCGTTCCGTTCACATACTCATAAGTGATTCCGAATTGATTATTATAATCCTCTCCCTTTCCTTTCTTGGTTAACATCGGGATAAGGAGTTTGTTAATCAGATTATCTGTGACATTGGTAGGAAATAAGAATTTGATACCGCTATCCTGGGATATACGTTCTAAAATCCAACCTGCCCGGACACATGGATGGATATAGTTCTTGTTATCATAATTCCGTACCCCCATATTCATATCGGACATGATAAAACTTGCACCATCTTGATAATTACTAATCTCTCTTTTCCAAATAGTATAATACTCAGGATAACTATCTTTCAAATCATTCAATGTTTTGTCACCCTCAATAATGTTAGATAACAAGCTAATATTCCCCCACGTCAAAGCTATTTCAAAAGAATCCGCCCCAGTCATTAATACAGCTTTCCCGTTAGAAATAATTTCAACCCCGTTACGGATATACCTTGTATCATGAAACGTTCTCGGATAGTCAGTCTGGCATGCCGGAAGGTCAGCATGTTGGATAATACGTTGATTCCTGACTGTCTTAGGCAACTTGATCGTATAACTGTTATTGCTTACGATCTTACTCAAATCGGTAAACAGGTTACTTTTATAGTTCAAAGTAATCTTAGTACTGTCATCCAAATCCACCAATTCACCGTCAATAAACAATAAATCATTTCTCATAAGCTTTGCACCCTTATCTCTGGTAAAATAATCGTTGCTACAAAATCTTGAAGAACAGCACGAGTTTTGTTAAAAGTTTCAACCGCAATGTTCACCCCTTGCCACCGTTCCTTTTTATCAACATCTTTTCCCATGTACATATCTACTACTGGAGACATGGTAAGTTGAAAAAGGAAATCGTATGTATCACTATCCACCAATGGAGCACATACAGGAAGTGTATTTTCTTCTGTCTTACGTTGTTTACGTCCTGTTCCACCATGATAACCATTTACATAACTATAATCACGCATGTTGTTACGAATGAATTCCCCGTTATTCACCACTTGCTTCTTTTCATCACCAGCCTTAAACAACCAATAGCAATAAAATCCATGCCGGCTAATCCAACGAAGATATACCCCGCTTGTACAGTCATCAATAAGCAACCGGACACTAGAGGAAGCTCCCGCCACTATATGAAAAGTGTAGTCAAATGTCATATCGAATACGCTTCCAACAGTTCCAGTTCCAGACAAATCAAATTTCACTTCTTTTTGAGCATCGATTCCCGTCAAGAATAGATTGTAAATATTACGTTTGGGTAACCTGACAGCAGGTAAGGACTTACCATCAGCAGTAACATTGACGCTGCTTTCCCCGGCTGAGTACATACCTATTGTAAATGGGAAGTTCTTGAACCATGTTAACACTCTGTCGCCATTATATCGCTCTCCGATTTTCATCGCTCCCCAAACGACATAAGTCTCAAATTGAAAGCTCTCTCCTAACTGCCCATTCTCGGAATACATGTTCAGATCAAATGAGAATAACCGCCCCAACTGTGTATCTTCCGCACCTGACAAAGAATAATCTATCCTTCCAAATTGAATTGTATCAAAGTACGATTGGGTATAAAAGGATAAGTCGAAGAAGCATGTACTTTGAAACAACGCCCTTTTTTCGGAGTGTTCAATCCCCGTTGCTACATCACGTACGACAGCTTCTATCCATGCCCATGGATGGCCCAAAACGTTTACAACCATCGGATTAAAGCAGAAAGCTATCTCATCCGGATATTCAATCGTTGTATTATCTATCTTATGAGTTCGCATTGCTATTCAGATTTATATGTTTCACATCCTTTGAGAAAATACCAAATACACGATTCATTATATTTTGTATTGCTATTTCAATATCTTTTGAATATATGTCTTCATGTTTCCCTGTACGATAAAGCCTGGTACCTTTTTCTGCTATTTTCCGGGCTACGAGATAAGCAAATGACTTAGGCTTTTCTACTTGAATACCTTTATCTATCATCCACTGCCGAATAATCTTATAAAAACCCTTAGGTACTTTCCCCGGTCCACGTCCTGTTTCCAATACACCGAAAGCCTTCCTACCAAACAGAATTCCATGATCATCATCCACTACGACATGCAAGCTCTTGATAGTCCTTCCACTTGCACGCTGCCCAGCCTGTATATGGTTCTCAACAATACGCTGCCGAAGACTTTCCAATTCTTCATTCAGGATACCCTTTATCTCTTTTCTCCTATCTTCCATAACTAACACATTGAGACTCCTTGAACCTCTTTAAGTTTCAATTCTATTACAATTCCGGTAACATTCACATCCAATTTATCGTAAAAGATAGAATAAGGAACTTCATCACTCACCCACTCAAATAATCCACTTTTATTAAGCTCACGAATAAAGTTCACTGCATGTTCTTTACAACGTTCTATGATAGTATCATTCTCCTTACCGTCAAAATCAAATTCAGTCTTATCGGCAAATGCTATCATGCAATTAGGGCAATCCCTCAACTGCGTTCTGGATATAATAAACTTACCGGATACAGGTAGTAGATTAATGATAGCCGGTAATGGCATCTTATCCAATCGGACATTAGCCGTCGCCCAGTTATCAAACAAATAGGTTATACCCTTCAGCTTTTCTGCAACAGAAGCCATTTTCCTTTCTACACTTGTGTTCATTTGCTATTATCTTGATAAATTTTACGTAATCTTCGCTCATATCTTATCTTCTCGGCATCCATATCGAGACATTTATACACTCTTATCCATGGAACCCTTTCTACCAACTCATGATCAGTGATTCCCATGCGGGTTGCATAATAATCTACTAAACCAAACAAGCCAAATGACAGTTGGTCTACACCTGCACGTTTTTCTTCAGGAGTAGGCGCCACGTTTGTTGTTTCAAACAGTTTGGTTATCCGTTCCACCTCTTTAGTAACCCATGAGGAAAATCCCAAAACGCCCTCTACCTCACATACTTCTATTTGTTCAACAGAGAATCCTAAAAGGACATGACATGGTATCATTATACAATCAACATCGCTTGATATAGATTGTAGTCCCATAAGTTGCCCAATAGTGGTATCATTCAGATTATCCGGCAAACGAACTCCCAAAATGAAATCCGGCTTTGGGAGTTTCTTTATCTGTTCCAATAATTCAGTAACATTACTTGCCACCTCACTTAATATCAAAAATTCTTTTACTGTCATATCTGTCCTAATTTTGCTTTTGGTCGTTTGGGAATTGGTTTGATACGGAAGAACATTGCCATTATCAGCATATCAAGATAATCCGGAGAATGACCAAGTATCTCTTTCATTTTCTCTTTACTGATTATTCCTTTCTTTCGGGTATCAGCATCTATATGGTCTTGCTTTAAAACTCCTAATTCTTCGATTATACGCTCTCTTTGGGCTTCCGTACATATAATCCTTATCTGTCGGTTATTTATTAGTTCTGCGAGCTTAAAAGCGCACTCTGATTTCAGATTGTCAAACTCCGGATTAATAGGGCGGTTACCACCATGAAACTCTTTGATGCCATTCAGATAACTTTCAAGATAACTCCCCAGCCCATCACTATCAACTACCATCATACTACGTGGAATCTTCCACTGTATCATCATGTTTTTAAGATCCGTTTCAATGGATTTACCCGTACTGTATTCCTGGTCTAACCTGATGTTACATACATTACCTATCCAATGCCCACAGACAAAACGGTCTCGGCCTTTCATGGCAAGGTCAGAAGAACCAGTCGATAAGCCTATCGGTTGTACATGCTCATTTACAAACAAATCACAAATGGCATCATAATCACAGAGAACCGTAGGGTCATTATCGTACTCCCAGTTTCCATACAATAGTCGCTCTTTCGTAACTTTATCTTTTGTATTCCGGAGTGTATCGATGTAATCTTCTGTCGCATAAGGGTTATCTTGTACAAGCGCCTGAATAAAAGCGTAAGGAGCTTTCAGTTTCTTCTCTTTCCATGGTTTATAAAACTCTCTATAAAGCCAGTTCTTTTTAGGATTACAAGTAATAAGTATCTTACCGGGAATGTTATAGACATCATTTAAGTGTCTACCTATACGGGTCTTTAAAACCTCAAAAGCGAGATAGTGAACCTGTCCTGCTTCTTCAATCCAGCCGCCCGTAAACTCCTTAGAGCCCAAACGTTCATACATAGGGTCTTTAACCGGATAATAAGTCAAATCAAGAAAGATAATCTCCGAACCATTCCCTAACCTTATACCGTCATTCGTTTGCTTGTAATCAGCGAACTTATGCCACTTGGCAACCTTATCGAAAGTTACAGAAATAGACTCTCTACTATCCTTTAAGTTATTTCGCCCAGCAAACCAGCGAGTACCGGGAAGATAGTAAGCACATTGCATCAGCCATTCGCAACCAAGCCATGACTTACCACCGCCACCGGCACCACCATAACATAAGAACTTCGTAACATCGTCACGAAGATAGTTATAGGCTAAACGCTGCTTTATGTTGACTCTCTCTCTCATTACTTCATATCTTCAGCCTCTTGGGTATATGGAAGAAAATTAAACCCTTTGAATTCTTTCCCCGCATTCGTATGGTCCACTTCCTGCTTATCCGCAAGCCCAAGTTTACGAGCAATGATATTCGCATTAAAAGCACCGACACATGCACCTTCAAACTGTTGCGTTTCGATTGTTTCTTCCACGCGTGCGATGACCTCTAAAAAATCTTCGTCATTCTTATTTTTACACTCCGTACGAAAGGTGCTCCACCATTTGGATGAAGCGCCTACGTAAATACAAAACCCGGTAAGAGAGTACGGGCGGGAAGTCGGGGAAACTTCCTGTTGCACTTGCTGTTCATTAACAGTTTCCACTTTCTTCCCTTTCTTTCTTTTCACAGGAACCGTCTTTTGAATAGCTTTTTTGGAGAGCCAGGGATTTTCATCACACCACTGGAAATACTCACAGGCAGCTTCCCATAAAAGTTCCGGCGTGGAAAAGAGTTTATCTCTCCCATGCTTACTCCTTAACATCCAAAATTTATTTCCCGCAGGTGCTGCCATATCACTTCTTCATCCTGATTATTTCTCCACAATGGGGACATGCCATTTCAATATATTCGGTCTTTTCTTGCTCTAAGTTCTCCTCAATACGCTCCGTTTTCTTTTTGAAAGCCTCATTCTCTTGACGTTCCATTTCCTGACTGAACTCCCGCTGTACTTCCTCTGCTTGCATATCTTCTGTTGCATAATCATTTGCCGGAGTAAAGTTTACATCAAATCCGAGCAGCTGCTCTATTGGCTCAAAAAAGAAATCTTGCATATCTGCAGGGACATTCATAGTCCTAAGTTCACGTATCAGTTTATCTTCATCCCATGATGCAAACTCCGATGTCTTATTATCAGCAATACGATACTGGCGTGCCTTTTCTTCATCCAAATCAGCGACTATACAAGGTACTTCCTTATATCCAAGATTTAATAGGGCAAAGTATCGTGTATGGCCGACAATGATTTCAAGATTCTTATCTACTACAAGCGGTTGGTTAAAGCCAAACTTCTTGATTGATTCCTCTACCGGTTTGATAGCCTTGCTATTGTTCCGGGCATTATTCCAATATGGAATGATTTTATCTATTGCAATATTCTGTATATCCATAATCATAACTCTGCTGAATCTGTGTGATGAATAATTTCTTTAATGGCTTTGCTGTATTCATAGTTCTTGAACATCTTAGCAAAGCCGGTGATGTGCTTAAGTTTTACAAGCTCTAATGGTTCCATACCAAGCTTCTTACAAATGACTGCATCCGACTCTCCATTTTTAATCATGTTATAAATGATATTCGTCATGCCGTCAACAGAATGTTTACCACGTGCCCGGTTATGCCGGACCGTAGATGCCATACGGTCATTGATATCCTTATCAATAACCACAATGGGGAGACGACCACTATTCCGTCGGGCAATATCCTTGTACATACGTGCAATGAGATTACGGTGAAACCCGTCTACAATGATGTACTTTTGCTCTTCCTCACTCCAAATCGTAACAATAGGTTGTGTATATCCGTCTTCCCGAATGGAAGTATAAAGTAACTGCATTTCCTGCTTTGCCACAGCATTAGGATTATAGTTGTTTGCCTTTACCATTTCCATTGGAACCCAAAGAACACGATCCACCGGGTTCACTTTCTCCGGGGACAAAGAAAATAGAAGTTGCCTCACTTCATTGAAGAAGTTTATTTTATCTGGCGCTTCATCAAGCATCCGGGTGATTATTTCTTTTAGTTTTTCCATATTTATACTTTGATTTATGAACCAATAATCTGTTATTCAATTTTGTCTGTTCAAAGTCTTCGGTAATAATCCCACGAGCAAAAGCGCGGTAAATATCAAGACGGTCTACATCAGACCAATTTGTAACTTTAGTAATCACTGTCTTCAGGTTATTGGAGAAAATAATTTTATTCTTATCCTCGGCTACTATGTTATCAATGAGATACTGCAAATATTCCGGCCAATCCTTAAAACAGTTCGGATAATTACGTATCTCTTCAAAAGCATCCAACAGAAGATGATTTGTCGTACCAATATTGGGGATGCGGGTGTACATGGCATTATATGCCTTCGGGTCAATTTCCTGCAAGTAAGGGATATTCTGATTACTGTTCTCATGAATCAGAGAGGACACCCTGGCCGAACGTAACGGTTCTTTTGAGAAAATGTAATTGTAGGCCTTATTATATCTTAATCGATTGGAGAAGATATAATACCAGATATCGCGATAAGACCAATCATACAAAGGGTACATAACTACTCCATGACTACAACGCTTTCCGTATGTCATACCAGGAAGAGTTTCCTTGCCTGTTAATCCTGCACGACGGGCCGGAGATTCCTCAATACGGACACCACCCAAAGAAACATAATCTTCTCCCAAATGATGAAATGCAATAGCATTGAACATGTCTTTAAATCTATCAGCGCTATATACATTCTCTTTGAAAGCAATATCCTCTTTTTCACGCATCCACTCTTTCCCTGGCTCCCAAGGAATAAACCAATCACCACTGTTAGCATTCCATAATCTGAATGGTACTTGTACCCAAATAGGCTCTACTTCCGGCAAAGACATAACATAACGCATATACTCGACTGTATATGTGTACTCACATTCCTGGTCAAGAAACATAACCGGTATCTTTTGAATACCAAGTTCACGTGCCACTTCCAAAGTGATATGCAGCAAAGCGGTACTATCTTTGCCACCAGAAAAACAAACGCCCAGACGACCACCTATAGAAAATAGCTGCCTTATGCGTTCTTTCGCCGCTTCATACACATTTTGTTCTGAATATAATATCATATGTTAGTCACGATATAATAGTTACCAAATTCTTTTACTTCACAGTGAGGAAAGCTTTCTTCCAGCTCATCCCTCGAATGTTCATAATATTCCAATTCGCAACCGCTACGTTCATAAGTTACCGGATGATATGTTTCTTTATAGAACATAAGGAACAAGATCTTCCCCTTGGGGACATCCGTTAACGCTTCGATTTCAATGTAACTGGCCGAACCAAATAGAGCGACAATAGTATTAAATACCACAAACTTCAGGTTTAACATCTCAAACGGGATACACAAGTTATGGTATCCGGGATGCTTCTTTCTGAAAATTTCAAGCATCTTATTACTCGGATCGATACCGAAATATTCATCCGAAGATACTTTCAGAATATCAAGGAACAGTCCGGTACCACATCCCACATCAAGAATAATTCCGGGAACATCAAAAAGCATCGAGGCTATCTTACTGTTCTCCTCAATGCTGGCTTTGTCTTTAAACAGAGAATCGTAATCCTCTGCGATTGCATCATATTGATTTACTGCGTACATACTTTATTATTTTGATTTACAAAATAAAGATACCGAATAATCTATGAACGGACTATCCGGTATTAAAGAAGTTACTGACACGATTTGGCAGAAGGTTTTGCTCAATATGAAAAAAGATATTAACTTTGAGACAAATCAAATATCAATATAAAAATGGAAATAAGTATATCTGAAGAAATCGAACGTTTTGCTGATTTCCTAAAACAAAAAGACAATGAGAACATTATCTTTTCTGGAGCTTTTGGAATAGGCAAATCATATTTTCTAAATATTTTTTTTAATCAGCACAAAGACAAATACACTGGAATATATCTAACTCCAATTAATTACTCTGTTGCCAATAACGAAGATATTTTTGAGTATATCAAAGTGGACATATTAATGCAATTATTAGAAAAAGTTCCCTATGATTTTGAGAAACAAAAAATATCATTAAGCAATGCCGCATATTTTTATATAGTAAATCATCCTAAAGATTTTTGGGGTAATTTTTTTTCTATAGCAGAAAAAGTTACTTTTGGCACAGATATCATAGACAGGTGTATCGCACTGAAAGAAAACATTGAAACATATGCAAAAGATAATTCGAAAAATGAAGAATCCCATATCAAGAAATTCTTCGATAGCATTAGCATAGAGAAAGGAAGCATCTATGAAGATAATACAATAACTCAAATCATCCGTTCTATTGTATCAAGCACCAAAACCGATAATAGTCCCAATATGCAAATTGTCCTCATTATTGATGATTTAGACCGTATCGACCCTGAACATATCTTTAGAATATTAAATATATTATCAGCACATAATGATTTTTGTGGTACTAAAGAGCATAAATTTGGATTTGACAAAATAATTTTAGTATGTGATATTGATAATATAAGAAATATTTATAGTGCCAAATATGGAATAAATGTAGATTTCAATGGATACATTGATAAATTCTATAGTAAAGACATATACCATTTTAATAATACAAATGAAATTATAAAAGCCATAGCACATATTCTTGCAACAACCAAATCAGATAAAGAAGTGGGTCTAAATAACAATAGCTATTATTCACATATAACCTGCTGTAGTATATTATCCGCATTTGTCAAAAATGGGTCAATTAATATAAGAACATTACTGAAATATATTAATAAAGATTTTAAAGGAGATCGATTGGTTTATATAGGGCGAAGGAGAGCACCAGTATATATGTTTCCCAATTTGGTTGTTTTCGATTTTATTCAGACAATGTTTAGCACCATAAAGGATATGGAATCTGCTATAAATAAACTTAATAAATCAAATTTCAGCATTGAAGAATCTGAGTATATTTTGAAAATATTTATAGCATTAGCTGATTATCACAATTTTGAACAAGGTGAGTACACCTATTACAATAAAGAATATAAAGCAATAATCAATATCAATATAGGAATAGTAGACTTTGCAAAAGGAGAAGTACCGGACATTGACCCATCATTAGTACTGAAAGAAGCTTTCAATACATATAGCACTCTTTTTACGTAAAAGGATAATTGTATTCTGATTTTCCAAAGCCCTATTTTACAATTAAATCATTAATAGTTAACATATACATCTACCTACTAAACCATGTTATAAGTAAGCTGAACAAAGGGATATAATTTACATAACTCCCACAAATCCGTACATTTGCAATGTGTTTTTCATAGTATTAGATTTAAGGTTAACAAAAAGATTGACTGTCTGGGATAGATAGCCTTTTTTGTACATATTACAGACTACACCCCAAAGGCAAGTTGTCTCTAATTTATCCGATTATTTGGAAGATCTCCACTATATAGTATATTAGTAAACAAGATATCTTGCCCTTGTATTATCTTTAAAAATGTTTCCACTATTTGCTAAAGACAATATTTATTTCTACATTTGAATTTTAACTAATTAAACAACATCACTAAATGTAAGGATATGAAGAAGTTTTTATTTGCCATATTGGCATGCACAATTGTACTTGGCTTTACATCATGCAGAGAGAAAAAAGCAAAAGACAAGGTCAAGGATCGTGTGGAAAATGTAAAGGAGTCCGTTGAAGACGCCCTTGAAGAAGCACAAGAACAGATTGAGGAGGGAGCGGATGATATTAAGAAAGTTCTAGATGAAGCCGGAAATGAAATTGAACAAGCAAAAGAAAAATTGAAATAAGAACTATCCCAAAAACGGTCCCAGTATTCGTACAACAAGAGGCAAGAATCTATTTAACTTATAGACATCATGAAGAAGATTAATTTATTACTACTTTTTCTCCTGATAGCATGCGCTTTGTCTGCCCAGGACGGTATCTCCATCTTTATTGGCAGGGCCAACCGTTATGCAGCCATAGAGCTTTCTGATTACAGGAAACGCCTATGCCTGGAATATAATATTCCAAACCGTTCCTTGGACGATTACTACAGACGCTGTGGGAAGGACTGGGGGAATGTAGGGATTGCACTTGAAATAGCCAGGACTTCCGGGAAAAAAATGCGTGACGTCTGTGATTATTACAACCGGTATCAGCGCTACGGGTGGAACCGTATACTTGTGGAGATTGGCATAAATCCGGGAAGTGTGTATTATACCCCTTTCTATGAGAGAGTGCATCACCATAGTGACTGTTGGCATGAATATTATAATTCATACTGTGAACGCCATGACAAATTTCACCATAAGAAACATAAATACAAAAAGCCGAAGAAACACCACAAGAGACACTATCGATACGATGACGACGATGATGACGATGATTAACTTGAAATCCAAAGATTGAAACATAAAAGAGGGGACAAGCATTAAATTACGTTTATCCCCTCTTACATTCATATGATTCTATTCTGAGATTTTCTTTAAAATCTATATGCGGCTCCAATATTAATGACACCCTGGTCAAAATCACTAACCAATTGATACTTGAATTCAAGATTCATGACCCAACTATGGCTCAATGCGAATTCAGCTCCAACTCCTAAGTTTACACCGAACCGACATTCGTTATGGTTCCCATTGTCATCGACATGAACATGGTCTCCATCCCAATCAACATCATACATATCAAACATCCAATTGGATAAAGTCAATCCAAACAGCGGATAAAGCTTGACATTACCGGCTACCGGAAACAGATAATGGAAATTAACGTTCACATCCAACATGCTTACATTGTCATTCTCAAAAAAATAGTTGAGAGAAGGTTCAATACGTATAGGATTGGTTATGTTATACTGATACTTAATTCCTAATCCAAGACTTTCAATCTCTGTTCCATAACCGAGACCGAAACCTATAGCCTGTTTCCCTTTCTGCGCATAAACACCGACTGACAACGAAAAAAGAGTTATTAATAAAATGAATATTTTTTTCATACCAGATTGTCTATTTTGTAACAAATAAATCATGGATTATCCACAATAAAATACTTAATTCTAAGATAGAAATATAAGAATAGCAAGAAAGCTTTAGTCTTACCAACTGCTCAATTAAGAGGTCTTCAAAAAAAGAACAACTTAAAATTTATATCCCAAAGTGATGCCAATGTTCGCATTGTGCGGAGCATCTCCATCCATGATCTTGCAAAAGCCAAGCTGTGTATCAAGCCCTACAAGAATCTGTCCGAATTCTACGCCGAGGCCGATGTTCCAGCCGGCATCGAATCTATTATAATCCAATCCGTCATCTCCGAAAGTATCTATCTTTTCAGAACCGTTTACTTCAACACCGCCAACGGAAGCATTTCCGTCAAATTTTGCTTTTCCGCCTACGCCACAGGCCAAATAGGGACCGGTTGCAATGACAAGATTAGTATTGTCTGCAATGTTGAATCTGAATTGTACATTGATTGGAAGCTCAAGATACAGTTGGTTAATTTTTACGTCTGCATCAGCATCTGCAATATTTCCTTTATAATCATCTGAATACTTGGCTCCTTTCTGCGAGAAAAATAATGAAGGTTGCAGAGCCACCATTTCATTGAATTGATATTCCATTCCCACGCCAAGACGAACTCCCGGTTTGAATTTGGAGTTATCTGAATTTTCACCGATGTAACTGCTAAGGTTAAGACCTGCCTTTACATTAAAAGACACTTGCGCATACCCCAAGATACAGATGAACGCAAAAATAATTGTTAAGATACTTTTTTTCATAATGGTTGTAATAAAAAAATGTTTGTAAATAATGAATTTATTATCACGATGTTTTTATTTATGAAACATCAATATATTGCTTTTCTTGTTGTTTCGTTTATCTTTTCATTATATTTTTGAAGTCATTTGCGATCTGTTGTCCCATATTTACTATTGTGCTGTCCACCTTATGTGTTTCTGCCGGTGTAATTGCATCTTTATATCTGGCTTTCCCAAATTTGAATTTCATATCATCTAAAGTCCCCGATATGTTCAAGCCTAGTTTGAATGGTACAGGTGATTTCAATATGGAAATATGGTAGTCAAAGTTCATATCCAGCCCTTGTGTACCTCCTACCGCTGCCCGGTAGCGATCCATTGAAATTTCAAAAGGATAGATAGTCACGTTACCGTCTTTAATACTGATATTTACTGAAATACTGTCAATCAAATTCTTCTTTTTATTCTTAAAAAAGAACTTCTTTGAGATTTCCGCGAAAGTCTCACCATCCATCAGTACAAGACTGTCCCCTTTGACATGAATGGCCGAGCGCAAGGTCGGTATCTTGATATTGAGATTGGAATCCAATACCGCAGCTGCCGCTACATTGAAATCCACAGTTCCTTCAAATGAACGTAACATGGGTACGATTGTATCCAAAGAGGGTGCAAGGTCAACCAACTTTCCAATGTTGATATTATGCAGACGAAAATCAAAACCAGCAAATCCCAGTTCCGGACGTTTTGCCTGATAAACAAGCGTAGTGTTCATTTTCGATCCCAGCCCTTTCATACTAAGTTCTTTCAAGTGTACAGATTGGTTACGTATGTCTACAGCTCCACAGACATCATTGAATATCACTTTTTCATAAAGTACCCGCCGGAAATTTGTTTGTAGTTCAAAGTCTAATTTCTGAGGTATCACAAATAGTTTAAGGTTCGTGGCAGCAGTATCAGTACTTGCTGTAAGTGTATCCGAGGGGAAAGATATTGAACGTATCAATTGGTTGCAGTCTAAGTTATTAGAAGAAACGTCCAGTTTGGCACGCAACACTTTGTGGTGCTTCATAACTCCATACAAATCATAGATTGCTCCATTTGCCGTAATGTCGGATCTGCCTATACGCATGGTAGCATTACGTAAGGTTATTGTACGGTTGCCCACTGTTACGGAAGTCTTTTGTATATGTATAGGAAGTGCACATTCCGGCATGCGGGCAACCATGTGATCAAAACCTATAATACCCTTAGGCATCCACAATGAATCACGTATTTTTTCTGCGGTAACCCCTATTCCCGCTTTATTCATTCCTGCTTTACTCTCTCCCATGCGGCAAAACAAAGTGTCTGCCTTCATGGTAAGTCCTATTCGGGGCTTGCCAGGATTATATTCTCCCGGTTTTAAATTCAGAGTAGCGGAGGACTTTCCGCAAAATAAATCAAGGGAGTCTCCTAAGCTCACTTTCAGTTTGTGCATTTCCATTTTACATTCCACCTGGGCCATCCGGGTTGTGTCTTTGGAAGGAGTGGTCTTGACGGTAGCGACAAGACTTTTCATATCAGAGCTCAATTGGAGAGAGCGAAAAGTCATGTCCTTAATTTTGGCATGTACTCCTAACCATTCATTGCCGATAAACTTCAATGATGCATCACTTATGAACTCAAAATTCTTCTGAGTATCACGTATTATAAGTTTGTCCGTCTCAAGTTGCCCTTCGGCCTTGATACATCCCCAATCCTGCTTCTTTATGGAAGACATACGGCAGCATACCCCCAAATCGACTTTCATTTTCCCTTCCATGCTGATACTTTCCTGTAACGGAAAAGCTTGCTTCAGCGTATTCAGGTCTATAGTCGATTTAGTATGTAAGGTAATATCGGGATTTGTCAACAGATTATCTACTTTCATATCAGCCAATATACTGGTATTTGCCCCTTCAAAATGAAATATCTTTAAATTCAGATAGGAAGGTTTATTGCGCATCAGATCTATTTGACCAAAAAAATCGGCGTCTAACTTATCTATGCCATAAGGCAGTCCGGCATACCTAGCAGAAGCATCTTTAATTTTGATATCCAATGTGGCCAATGGCAATTTTTGTTTTCCATAGGTTCCTTTTAATTTCCCTTTGAAAGTAACTTCTCCTTTGGCGAATACCTTTGTCTTTTTCAAAATACTTTCCGGAATCATGTGTAATACTGTTTCCAATGAAGGAGTGTGCAACCCGTATTGCAAGTCTAAATCAAGAGCTTGTACTATTGTATCATGCCGTATCGTTCCCTTTATCCCTAATTCTATACCATTTACATTAATCAGGGCATCACGCAGAAAAAGGGTACGATGAGCGGTGTCCAGTTCAATGTCTGTTCTCAAATGGGTACTGATATGGTTAGCTATCAACTGCCCATTCTGCCAGAAAAGGATATTCTTGTTTTTGAAGTCCAAGGTCAATATAGAATCCTCTTTTTTCATGTTTGCTTTCAGGTTCAAGTCCATCCCCCATATATTAGCAAAGATATGTGTGTTCCGATCATCCACAGTTACTGTGGCATGTTTTATGGCGGCCTGCCCGATATTAAGTTCATTCACATACCTGACCGTATCCGTTGACGATGAAGCTGTATTTTTCGTATTTTTGGAAAAGATGTTCCAGTTTGCAGTTCCAGTCTCGTCCTTATATGCATAAATCTTGGCACTGTCCAGGGCAAGATGATGGATGTTTACCTTTTTCCGTTGCAGATAATCCATTACATCTATTACCAATATGGCTTCTTTAAAAGACAATAATGTGTCAGTTCTCTGCCACATGGTATCACGAATGGCTTTTGAAATCAATGTTCCGTTTGTCAGTTGCAATCCGAACCGGGGAAAGGTAGCGAAGAAAGTAAGTTCTACACCTTCTATATCCATTTTTGCATTTAAATTTTGATTGGCAGTTTCCAATACCACCGGAGTTAACTTCTCAGGAGTAAACACAAAATTCAAGGCAATCGTGATTATTATAAAAATGGCAATAATCAATCCTCCTGATATAATACCGGATATTTTTAAAATTTTCCTAGCTTGATTTTCCATACATATCTCGATAAAAAGACACTTGCAAATCTATATAATAAATTAGTAACCGATAATATCTAAAAACAAACAAAAGGAGTTTATGAACTTTTTTGGAGAATTAATGAATAGTATTACATACTTTTCAGAGTGAATAAATGCAGATTGAATCTTAATATTTTATCCTATTCCAACTCGTTAGAAATATAAAGTCTTTAATACGGAATAAAACTCTAACAGGAAAAACCTCTGTTCCGCATACGATAAATTTGATAGTTGGGAAATTAGTGCCCACTATTTTTATGAAAGAATGATACATATAAAAATAGTGAGCCAGTGTGATTGATAAAATATTTGGAATAAAGGATGAAAAAACTATATAGATGATAGGCTCAATCTTTTACAACGGCTGCATATCTTACGCTCCATCCCGTCCACCACCACCCGATTGCTCGGTTTCCGCTTCACTATCTCACATGGACCGCATTCGGATACACCGTACCTCCGGCAATAGGCAAGGGAGTGCTTGCCACATTTGGCGAAAGAGGTACAATCATAACAAGGAACTGTCTGATGGATGTTCATACAGCATCATTCATTAAGTCGAACAATGTGGGTGCGCTGACCTCCATTTCCGCCTCATACAGATACGAAAGACTGTCTTTCCAGTAATCGTAATTCAGTTCAGTAGATAATCCTTTACGTCCTAAATTAACAGCACAATAAGGAACGGTTCCGATACCACCGAACGGGTCGAATACCAGTTCACCCTTATTCGAATACCGTTCAATCAGCCTTTCGACAATATCCAGCTGAAGTGGGCAAATGTGGTTCTGTCGTTTCTTCTGCGACTGTCTCGTATTGAGTGTGCGCATCCGGGTTACATCATCCCATATCCAGGGCTTCTTGCTTACCGGGTCAACGGCCATGAAGGTTTTAGGCAGCTTTCCGTAGGCTTCCAATTCCTCAGCGAATGATACATGTTCCTCGTAGTTATATATATGCTCGCATTCATAATTTCTGAACAAATGGCGTATTTTATCAATACCGGCACCTTTCATATCCTCGTAACTCAACAGAGAGTTACCAGAAGATTTCCAACTTGCATGAGCATCTATCTGCCAACGGGCAAGTGAGTATTCACTCTTGTTTTTTGTCACCGGCAAATCAGCATAGGCTCGTGAGGTATCAGAAGGCAGCTTGCGGAAAAGAAGAACATATTCCGGGCAACCGATGCCCATCTTTGAACCGTCCTTACACATTTCAGTATAGCCGAGTCGATAAGTCTGGTTATTCTCCCTTACTACATCCGTATCCACTGTAATACGCCCCATGTAGCGGAACCCATGTTTCATGTAGTGGAACACTGTCATTTCGCTGAACGGGTCAATGGTAGGCATACCGTCACCGGTGGCGTTACCGAAAAGTACGCGATCCTTCACATGGATGCAAGCCAAGCGTCCGGGTTTTAAAATACGTATAAGCTCCGGGGTTAGATAGTCCATTTGCTCAAAGAACTTGTCGTTGTCCTCATTATGCCCGAAGTCATTATAGGTCGGAGTGTATTCATAATGGTTTGAGAATGGAATACTGGTTACTATCAAGTCTACAGAATCACTTTCCATCTTCTGACATTCAAGAACATTGTCGTTATTGATTGCCTTCCACAGTTTACCGAATTTCTCTTCTCGACTGGCGAACATCCACCGCATCATCTTCTCTTCGGCATGCAAACCGAACAAACCGTTCTCGCGGACTATATCGGTCATCTTAGCTACCATCTCCCGGTGTTGCGTCCATTTCTGCATGAAAGACTTGAATATCTCGCCCTCGCTTTCAGCATAGACCAGATAGAGGTCAACAGGATGCTGCTGCATAAACCGGTAGATACGGGCTATCGCTTGGAACTTGTCATTAAAACGGTAGTCAATAAACATAATAGCCTTGTGACAGTGATACTGGAAATTAAGACCTTCACCAAGCATCTCCGGTTTAGCGGCTAGATATTTCAGACAGCCGTCTTTGAAATCCGATATCACCTTGTCCGCTTCATCATCATCCTGCGAGCCATACACAGCCTTGCATCCGGGTATAGCGTCACATAATGCCTTCCGTTCATTTTCCAAGTCATGCCATAAAAGGAAATGGTCGTCCTTGTTTTCCGGGCGATTGATTATCTCTACCACGCGGGCAATCTTTTCCTGCATGTTGTCCCGGCGCTCTTTCGCTGCATCAGCAAGACCGAGAGCTGCCTCACGAAACATTTTCACTTGTCCATCACGATCAGTACCTGCAGTGGAGTTGTCCACACTAACCACTTCTTCGTGTACACGTAGTTCAGGTAGTTCATATCCGGTATCGGGGTAACCGAGGTCGGATGGCTTAGTGAGGAATAACGCCCATGTACTTACCCATAGCCAGAACTCTTTTTCCTTGTGAGGATAAAGGGTAAGGTTATTCGCCTTCGTGCTGTCACGCTGAAAGAAACGGGTAAGCGCCTGCCCTGTATCCATCACGCCGAGATAACCGGCATAATGTATCAGCTCCTTGTACCTGTTGGGCGATGGCGTAGCAGTGGCAACAAACCGATACGGAACTTCTGCAAACAGAGGAAGAAACTCCTGATAGGTCTTGGTGCCGAAACCACGCAGTACGCTCGCTTCATCCAATGATGTTACAGTGAAATAGGAAGGTTCTATTCTCACCCCATCTTCACCGTCACGCACACGCTCGTAATTTGTAACCATAATGTCAGTCGGGCATATCATCACATCAGCCATAGTTCTGACATAAGTAACTTTCATATGCAGATGTTGTTCCGCTTGTGTAAGGAACTCGACCACTACACGCTTGGGACAAACTATCAGTCCTTTGCCGCCTTTGTGTTTCAGGACTACCCGAAGTATCTCCAACTGGGTTACGGTCTTTTGCATACCAAAGCTGGAAAATATTGCCCGGCAACCGCCGGATATCGCCCAACGAACAGTATCTTTCACGTGAGGATAAAGAAAAGGTGTCAGTTCCTCTGCCGACACCTCAAATCCTGATTGATGACTGATGGCCATCTTGTCTTTCAGAAACTCGATATAATCTTTCATTGTACTATCTATTCTATTGTCTCATAAGTAAAGTATATCACATCACAGGGGTACTCAGCATACAACCGCTTTCTCTCAGTCTCGATGTCGTTTGTTTCAATGACTACTTTCTCACACCGACGATTATCGCCGGTGATGTATTCTATTTTTCGGATGATATGTTTCATGCTGATAATTTATTACGGATTAGACCAATATTCTTTTTAACAAGCCCTATGATACGCTCATGGTATTCTGTATTCTGGTTACATGCACCACGCGATTGAACTACTTCAAGAGTTTTTAGGGACAGTTCTATTGTCTCGATACGTTTTTCCCCGATGCGGGCCGAAAGGATAAGGCAATCATTACGCTTGTAATACCCATTCGTATATACGCAATGGTGCATTGCTTTCCCCTCTTGATAGAACTGGGTTATACTTTCCAATGGACGGATAGTTATACTTCCGTCCGTTATCTCCAAACCGAAGAACTTCTCCATTCTCTTGTAGAACTGAATAATACTTTCCCTACGTTCTTTTTCAAGACGGATTGCCGCCATCCTTTCCCTATCTCTGCGAAGCTTTGCTTCAATGCTCCTTTTCTTATTCATCAGCAAATCATGCTCGACTTTCAGATTCTTGGGACATATATATTTGGCGTTACGTACGTCTTTCTTGAAATAGAGCAGCAGGTCAATGTAATCATTCCACATACTGGCATCCTTGATGATGTAGTGATTACGGTTACAGATATTGAAAGATGGCTTGTACCGAAGCTGATAATACCCTTCCTTAGCCATGTGTTTAAGCATTGCCATCTGCTTTGTTTTCAAACAGAGTTCGGCATCATTGTTACCGGTTAAGAGCGATCGTATAAGCCTCGACGGATTGACATCAGGAAAATTCCGGCCTATACCACGTTTCTTCAACTCCGGGAGAACCTCTATCTTACGATATAACCATCCATGTATAGAATACACATCACCATAACTGTAATAACCACTACCGTATTCGTTCTTTATACTCAAAGGCCTACCATACAACCATCCATTGCCACCCATATTCATAGGTCTGGCGATAATGGTACGTTTGCCATTAACTGTAATCCATTCCTGAACAGTCTCAAAAAAACTGTAATAAGGATTTGATGTCAGATGCTCACGAAAACCACTTTTGCAAGAATACTTGCAGCACAGGATATGGCGTATCACTTGGAAGTTACCTACAACCTGTAGTATATCCATGTAGATTTCCTCTTCATTCTGGCATTTCCGACTTACCTTTACGTCCAGCTTGTGGTGACAATAAGGGCATTCGGTCTTATCACCCAAAAGGATAATGCTCAATTCGCTATTATCGGTGTTTATCCATATTTTCCCACATTCCGAACACCAAAGTTCATCCTTGCATTTATGTGCCGTATGAGCAAACAGATGTTCTTTGGCCCACTCTTTGGGAGAATCAGATATTTCACCCAATTTTGCACTCAGCTCGGCAACTTCCTTTTGTAATTTAGTACGCGGTCTCATGGCTTAGAACAATGACATCTGTTGAACTTCCATTGCCTCTTTCTTTCCTCGTAACGGCTTTTTCTTGAGCAAAACATATTGCTCTTCGGTAAGACGTTTAATCGCTTCCTCACGAGCTTTCTTTTTATCTTCCTCGGTCAGCTTAACCGATTGGGATGAAGCGGAAGCTACAGCTCTTGCGGCGGCAGGTAGTTTGTTGACTTTGATGTCGTCCTCATCGTAATAGTGTACGGCTAGACCAAATACTTCAGTGTCGGACATAGCGACGGCATTTCCGCGCTTTCTGGCTTCACCCATGATGTAAGAACAACACTCGTCCAGATTCTTGTTTTCTTTTGCGTAGGACTTAGCGAACAGTTCGTCAGTCCCGGCACGTTCATCAAGATAACTCTTGATAGCTTCTTTGAAAGTTTTGTTTTCCATAATTGCGTTACAAATAAGTTCTTAAACAATAGTCCGCTATCCAGTAGCAGACAAAATAAAAAGCGGCATACGCTGTCAGAATTGACAGAATAGTCGCTATCAGTTTTATGTCTTTCATCTTAATTTGAGTTTTGCCCGTAAGTCGTCGGGTGGTTGGTGATTCCGTTCCACAGGTACTTGCCGCTGCTCCTGCGCCTGGTTATTACGTTTCCGGATGATTATATCCAACTCATCCGACCGCTCTTTGAGGAACTTACGGAAAGCCTCGCCAATGGTTATCGTGTCGAAATAGCCGTAGAATTTACCGTATCTGCCCAACTTGAATCGGGCGACAAATAGAATGAATTCGGTCAACTTGATGTAGTGATACTGCCTTACAAACAGGTTTGAGAACTCGTTCAAAGCATTTTCATCGGCACTCTCTTTCGTGGCAGAGGCAAAATCAATAGTCAGTAGCTGCGTCTTTGCCCACAAAACCGAGGAGCCGTCACCGTACATCTGTTCAAGGTCTGACAACGTGGGAGACTTCTCGCTGTATGCTTTATCAAGGTCGGCAAGAAGTATCGGCTGGAGCGATGTCGAATATGCGGCAGAGGCTTGGCTAAAGGTCGGGTATCTCTGCTTGATGGCCGACAACATCACATCCCTGCTCGATGGCCGCGTACTCCGCAATGAGGTTTCTTGCCTTTGCTGCCTTATCAGCATCCCGACCGTTTTGTCCTTGGGTTTCTGTTTTTCCATTGCCTTGCTGTTTTTTTTCGATTATCCAAAGATTGGCCCGGCTGTCCCAACGTTCAACCTTGGCACCTGTAGCCGTTTTCCAACCAAGCCCGGAGAAATGATTGTAGAAAATATCTGCTTGCAATTCCCAGTCAGGAAGTTTGCCCCGAAAATACTCTTTCACTTCTTCGACGGTCGGTGGTATAAACTCTACTTTGGTTTTAAGCAGCTTCTTTTTCGGTGGTGGCTCCGGTGGGAATAACTCGCCAGAGATATTTTCCCCCATAGGTTTCTGTTTATGTTTCTGTTTATATAAAGGGTTACCATTTACGTTACCGTTTATGTTACCATTTACGTTACCACTTTCGTTACCATTTTTGTTACCGTCAGAAACATAAAGTATCTGATAAAAAGCTCCGTTTGCCCGTTTATTCCCTTCTTTGAAAGAAATCAATCCTTTTTGCTGGAGTTTGTTGCGCAGGTCACAAATTGTTTTGCGAGAGATGCCGAGTTCAAGCTCCACATTCCTCGACGGCAATTCGAACGGATTAGTCCAGTTTCTCGAGTTACATTCTTTCAGCAAATAGAAATAAAAATCTGCCTCGTAACTTGTCATCGGTCTAATACGCCTCACAGTCCAAAAGTTATTGACTAATTCAATATAATTCATCGTAGATAGGAATTAACCTCGTTCATAAAATCTTGAAGAGAACGGCAGATAACGTATTTATTTCGATACTTTTCCGCTTCTCTCTGCCATTCAATTTGTTCCTCTCTCTGTTTCCCCATCGGAGTTTTCATTTCTATACAGAGAGACGCAAAACCTTTCTTAGGGACAAGAAGTATCAAATCGGCAACGCCGCGTAAAACACCTTCGTATTTCATTTGCGCACCGGTACGGGCATCGCGTTTCCCACCGTTAGGAACAGCGAACAGCATGCGACTCAAAAACGGATATTGATGCCGGAACCAAGTCAGGCAGCTATGCTGTATCTGGCTTTCTGATTGTGGTGTAGTTTGTTTCTTTCTCATAATCTACCTTTGAATAAGTCCATAGCCATATCTACTACATTCTCCTTTACTACATCATCAGTTCCGGTAACTCCGTTAGCTATACCCTTCTTCCGCTGAATGACATCATACATATATTCATCAATGGTATTTTTACCAAGGAAGTAGTAACAGTTAACGTTATTTTTCTGTCCGTTACGATGTGCCCGGTCTTCAGCCTGTTCGCAATCGCTGAACGTCCATGGGAACTCAATAAAGGCCACACGACTGGAAGCGGTCAAAGTAAGCCCCGTACCACCCGATTTGTAGTTCAGAATGATAAGTGTACAATCCGGATTATTTTGAAAAGCATCTACAGCTATCTGTTTCCGGGTAGCATTATCTTCACCAGTAACCGTTACTGCTTTGGGAAACATCTTTTTCAGTTCCATTACTACCTCTTTCAGATAAGCAAATACTATCAGTTTCTCTCCCCCATCGATAACGTCATGGATAAATTCGGCAGCCGCCTTAATTTTTCCACGAGCGGAAATAGCTTTCAATATACCCATCCTTACCATTACCTCGCCGCGCATGGACTTGGCAATCTTCTCGTCGTCCGCATTCTTATAAACACGCAGATATTGAATAAGGTCGCTTTCTGCTTTCTCATATTCCAACCGCGTAGTGATATCCATCTCGATATACTGGCGTGTCTTATCCGGAAGTTGGGTCAACACCTTTGCCTTCTCCCGTCGGAAAAAGCAGGTATTCCAAAGGCGCCAGTTTAATTCTTTCAGATTAGATGCTTTCTTCGGTCCGTTACAAAAGCGCTCGGTAAATGTCTTATACCCACCGAAATCTTCCAAACGTCCCATTATCTTAAGTTGTTGTATAAGGTCAGTATTATCATTCACTACCGGAGTTCCTGTCAACTCAAGAATGAAATCCTTACCTTTGCAGATGCCCTCAACAAACTTACTTTGCTGGGTCTTAGTAGACTTACATTTATGAGACTCATCAATAATGACCGATTTGAAAAGCGTTATGCGAGGATCAAAAATGATTGATTTCAGCGTAAACCGCGTATCATTCTTCACATCCAATACGAAGAACTTTTTCAGCGACTCATAATTAGTGATGAAAATATCACAGCACTTGGTTTCAATGAAGCGTTGCCACGTATTTTTATTCTTATCATCAAGTATAAGAGCCTGTTTCCCGGCAAACTTCTTGAACTCACGTTGCCAGTTTATTTTCAATGCAGCCGGACATACTACAAGACATGGATAAGATTGCGCTATTGTTACCGTACCTATCGCCTGTAATGTCTTACCAAGTCCCGGCTGGTCACCGAAGATGCACCGTTTATGTTCTAATGCATAAGCGATACCCTCTTTCTGATAATCGTATGGTTCAAGAAGTAACCCATGAGGTACGGCCAGTTGCGGCATTGGAGCAATCTCAAAACTTATATCAGCTTTTCTTTGCTCCAACCGCTGTACTGATCCGCAATAACCATATTGCACCGCCCAATTCGCCATGGTGTTGACATACCATTCATCGGCAAGGTCAACCCACCAGGCTTTTTCATTAAAGAGGTAAGCTCTCTTTGCATTGGCCTTGACTGACGGAATGTTCTTCACACATTTTATCAGCATCGGATGATACATGAATTTAAGTTTGAAGCCGTCTGGATATTTGGTGATACAAAAAGGTGCTGCCATAATTAAGCTGCCGTTTCTTTGACTTTCTTAGTACGTGAATGACGTGGTTTCACTTTCTTACCGTCCACAATCAAAGTAGTACCGGTCTGTTCCGCCACTTGTTTAAGGAACTCGTTAGCTTCCTCCTCAAAAGTAGCGTCCCCCACTGGGTCAGCCCCTATATCAGTCGGGGTACTTTCATCAAATGGAAGTTCCTGCTGAACTACTGCCCATTTCTTTGCGGTCAGATACTGTTCTACTTCATAATTACAAGCATCAATAGCTTGCTGCAACTCAAAGGCGTGTTCGTATTCCTCGTTCTCATTGTTGAACATGGTAAACGGTGCAATGAGATTGAGCACCTTTTTACTTTTTAGGAAACGTTTACCGACTAAAGTAATCCCGATATTATCATCGGAACCACCAATTGTATAACCGGTAACCTCAAATGTTGAAAAGATTTCTTCCGGCAATTCATCTATGGAATCTTTGCCGTCAGCTTCCTTTTGTTCGCAGAGGAAAGCAAGGTGAGGGATAAGTTCATCAAATGCAGCACGTAAATCCTTATGGATAAGATTCTTTCCCTCAACGGTTACATTATCCTCATTCTCGTTCTTAAAAGTGGCAACAAGCGTGTTGTCTTTCGTTATTTTTGCTTTTGTGATATTCATTTTTATCTCCTGTCTTGATATTCGTTGATAAATTCGTTATAGTAACGGTCAGCCGGAAGAGGGAGTGTTATTCCCAGTTCGGCAGCGGCATCAGCCTGGACTTTATTCAAAAAGTCTGTCATCTGCACGGTATTGAGTTTCGATGTGCTTCCGGCAACAACCGTTTCTTTGCCTTTGATATAGGAAGTTCTCCTCAGAAATAGGTTGCAGTAGTAATCGTGTATATCCTGCTTATCCGTTCCGGTTTCCTGCTCGATGCAAGTGAACCAAAGCCACATGAGCGCATTTTGCGATAGTGTACGAGGCTCTGTGAACCGTTCGATTTTTACACGATACCGACCATTACGAAGCTGGGAACACATGAAATCAAAGGATTTGCTTATGTGTACTTCGCCGTTAACTTTTTCAAGAATTGCTTCCTGTGCCATTACTCTAACCCAAATATTTTCTTATCCGTAATAAACTCCCGATTTACTTCCAGAAATTCTATGAAATGCTCACAATGAGCGGTCAACAGTTTAACCGTCTGTTCATGGTTATAGGTGTAGTATTCCGGATATTGCGTTCCGCTGATTAGCGGTGTACGACTCGTACCGCCCTTCAACTGATAAGCAGTGTACTCAAAAGCTTTCACACTCTCCATTTGACCGGAAGCAATCAGGCAGTAAGGATATACATGCCGCTGCCAGCCATGTTCATACTTGCCGAAATCATATTTGGATGTTGATTTGATGTCATAGACAGTATCTCGGAGAAGTTCGTCTATAAACCCGTAAAGTTCCACATCACCGTAACGGGTGGAGATAATGGCAGAGACAAAGACCTGAGACAATGCACCGGCAAAATATCTCGACTGCTCGATACACCATGCTCGGTCAAACAAGAAATGACGGGCAAACGCTATATCCGTAGCCGGAAAATCAACTTGGATAATGTTGGTTTCTTCATCACCGATAATGGTATATGGTTCTCGTTCATTTGGAATATGCTTTTTCCTATGGATATAACAGTCTATAATAGCATTGAATGCCGTTCCTTTATCAGCCGCTTCACTCTCAAATGGAACGCGGTTTATCGCATCAAGCAGACTTTGCTTGAGCTCCGCCTCAATCTCTTCGGGGCTTTTCTTGTATTCCCCCGTTTCATTGTCGACATTCCAAAAACTTTCAACCTGTTCATCCGCCCGCAGATACTGCTCGAACTTATCGAGCAGCGACGGGTAAAATCTATACTTAGGCGGCTGGTTCATACTTCTTGCTGAGTTTATTAAATTTCAACCCGAGTTGCTTACATTTCTCATTAAGCATCATACCGGCCCGTACCTTAGTATCAAAGATATGCTCTATTCCCACAATGGCATTCCGTACCTCATTAGCCGACTGCATATCAGTCACCTGCTCCACCATATCACGAATAACTTCAAGAAGCTTATCATATTCGGAAGACAACTCAGTTTGCTTTGTTTGATATTCCTTGTAAGTATTAATGATGTTCGTCATAAAATCATTCTTTCCCGTAACAGTACCAGACGCATCAATGATAACAGGTATCTTTATACGTGAAGAGAGATTACAAGTATTCTTACCATAGAACTTCTCGCATGGGTCAAAGGAAATTGTTCTATCCTTGCCAATGGCTTCCATGTAGCCGACTAAATCCAGTTCCTTAATCAAGTCGCCGGCAGATGAACCGCCAATCTCCGGGCGTATCTGTTTTTCATCACCGACTTTCTCCTCCCGTTCATGAGCAACGAAGATAACAGACTTACCCATGAGGGTAACTTGATTTACAAAGCTGATGAACATATTCTTTCGTACCCCATAGCCCTGCAAGGAAAGAGTACCGTCAGCCTTCTTCATTTTCGGATTGGCTGCCATGATAGCCTTATCCATGAAAGAGAGCATCTTTCCGGCAGTGTCAATCACAATTGTGTCGAACTCCTGGATTTCCTCGGAAGCAAGTACTTGGTTCGTCTCGTCCCAGCTTGTTATCTGAACAGTGGGTACGCGATGAGCCGCATTGACGCGATGAATACCACCGTCATAATCAAACAGCACAGGGTTCGGGGCTGATAATGCCAATGTCGTTTTTCCCATACCCGGTTGTCCGTAAATCAGTGCTGACAATGTAGTCTTAACAGTCAGCTCGTTAGGTTTCTTGATCAAACTCATAATGATAAAATTTATGTGGTTAATAAAAAATGTCGTGGAAGTTGACGGACTCGAACCGTCAGTCTCCTCGAGTGAGGTGTGTTAGCCATTACACCGAACTCCCGAATAAAAAAGGTGTACCATCTTCACAGACAGAACACCTAAACACAACAAAATAAAAATACTAAACTATATCTTCCCTCGCTTGGGCATTGCTCCCGGATAGGCGGTCAAACCACACCGGGAAGGGTAGTTAACAAGATAGCTTAAAGCATAAAACTCAAATAGGGGCATTCTCCCTACGACGTCCTTTTCGTCGGCATTATTGGTTAAACATAAAAAAGCTTGTAGGTAATGTGGGACTTGAACACCACGACCTGTACATGAATGAAACCTTTAAATAATACCATGACAAATTACCAACATTAAATAATCATGTACCGCTCTACCTGACTGAGCTAATTACCCGTTTCTGCCTGCTATATCTTCACAGACCATGCAGACAGCAATCTAACTAAATAAGTTTTGTGTAATGCACTTCCTCCGCTGAGGTTCATATCTTTATTATCTTCTTTAATACTTTGTGATAGAACCAAACAGAATACACTATACCAAAAAGATTAACAGTATAGTTCCAGTCCCCTGTTACCGGATCAACATCATTGAACATTGCCAAACAAGGCAAAGCCAATATATTAAGCAATAGCACGTTGAGAATTATTCTTTTCATGGTTTCTTCCTTTTCTTACTTTTGCAAAACTCAATACATCTGAAGCATTGTAATAACTTCTCCCATTAGGTTTGTACTCAACTCTCACTCTTCGAGAACTTACCAAAGTTTTCAATCTCCCCGGGCCACCTACTATTCTTTCTGATTCCCTCTTAGGAAATGTACGCTTATCCATGATGGTAAGTATATCTGCCAACCTTGCCTCCGCTGTCCCATCAATCAACATAGAACTGCGTAAATCACCGTTTACCTCATATATCATGCTGCCAAAAAATTAAAATTATTATTACTCCGTCCCCCTACTCTTATATAGCGCATTGTAGTCCGCATTCGTGAGGGCGTTTTCATTCTCCGCATATCAATATCATTACAAGTTATTTGCATTACTATGAAAAGAATGGAGAATAAAAACTCAAGTCCATGCTTCCGTAACTCATTCAAATCGAAATTGCGTTTCAGCCTGTCGCAAATCATATACAGAAGCAATTCAGTATCTTTGGATATGCCTAACTTTCGATAGATAGTCCGCTTCTGTGTCTTGATAGTCCAAACAGACTTGCTCAGATTGTCGGCCACTTCTTTGTCAGCAAGTCCCTTGCAATACTCATTTGCAACAAGCATTTCCGCCGGAGAAAGGGAAACCATCACGCAACCCTTTCTACATCAAAAAGACCTTTTTTCTTATCAATGTCTCCTACTTTCCAATCTGCATCTTCTACGCAAAGTTCCAATCTCAATCGGGGAATCAATGTACCTTTGATAGAATTGTAAGCTTTCACCGGGAAAGTAAGAATATCTCCTACTTCCATATCTCTCAAAGCCGGCGTGTAGTTTTCTGTGATTATTTTCTTTTTCATTGCTATAAAATTTTAATGATTAATATTTGAGTTCTCCCGAACCAATTCGATTGGCAGCATCACGCTTTATTCGGGAGATTTACTTAACTTTGAAGTGTCAAATCAAAAAATTAAGTAAGTATGAGTAAATTCATTGAAATCCCTGTTAACGAGGAAAAATGTATCATTAATCTTGATGCTATTCAAAGTGTATATCCTTTAAAAGAAGGTGGTTGCGAAATTTCTTTCCTCGAAGGTTATTTGAAGCGTATTATAACCAAACTTCCCTATTCTGAGTTACTAAAACTCATTTGGAAATAATTACTTCTTTTCTGTATATCGGGATTGAGAACAGTTTGATAATTACTATACAAGGTTCTCTCCCGGTATCGCTCTTACTGACAAATCTACCATTCTCAGGAAGTATGCTTACTTGCTTTTCTATAATTGCTTTCATAGGTTAATCTTTTTTAAAGATTGGATTTTCTATTTCCATTCTTATTTTGAAGAGTTTATCTTCATTATATTTTAAAGAATTTACCAGGCTTTTGGAAACAAAAACCGATATTGATTCTTTGTCAAGAAATACATTTTTACCGGTATTTTCATTATCTAAAATGAACCCATTTTTTACCTTTTCGATAGTAAATTCAGTTTTCGTAATTGACATCGTTAATATCCTCCTATTTCTTTTTAATTAATATTTGTGCCCCGATAAGCTCTCTCTGCTCTTCTCAACGGAGTTATCATATACTTCACTGCATAACCGTTCGGGGCATGTCGGCTTCTTATTTCGCACCGTTGCAAATCTTTCGCTCGTTCTGAACTCCCATTCAGACATCTTGGCAAATTCTTGCTACTCCGGGTATCTCTCGCGTCCTCTATGCTGGGTTTGAGGGTAAGCGCCAGTATCGCTTTCTGGAACGGACTGCTTAGGGCAATCACTCCATCTTGTTCTCCGTCTCCCATCAAAGGGTAGGCTCAACGACCGGACGAAGATTATTTCTACTTTTTTAGAATATCCAAAAGCAACTCTTTATCCGCTTCCCAAAGATTATAGCCTTTAGTAATCTTTCTTCTGAGGTATTCACGCTCACCAATCATGGTTATTGCTTTTTCTCTAAGGTCTGACGCTGACCATTTTTCGGCGTGGTCTATCAAGAAGTTAGAAAGGCATTTACGTTCCTCGTAAAGTTCACGAGCCAACACCGTTTTCTTTTCAATCTCTTTCAACGCAGAGGGGTTTTCCATCCATAGTTTACAAAACATGTCTTTATCAAGGTCTGTATTCATGTAGCATTCCTCAACCTCAGCATAACCGTCAACCGGTAGCTTTAATCCTGTTCTCTCTTCAAATTCTTGTTGTAACATATCTGTTTTCGTTTTAAGTTTAGCATTTGGGAAAGCTGCCCGGTGAAGGGTAAAGTGTTCGTTTGCCATTACGAACCCTCGCGGCTTTTATCACCAGTATAGCACTGACCTTTTCTGCAGCTTTGTTTATATTATCTCCAAGAGCTATCGTAGCTTCTTAGAGTAGGATTCAAATCAATCATAGCCTGTCTGAAATTATTAGCCGGCTTCGGGTAATCTTGATACTTAGGAGCAATCTGTGCTTTATATTCATCCATTTTCAGATGAGCATCACACCAAGCCATTTTTAAGGCGCTTGAAAGAGAGTAATTGTAATTACGCACATATACATAAGCTCTCTGCATAATTGCTCTTCTGTTATACTTGCCATTCTTTACCAATTCATAATCTCTTTTTTTCATTGTCTTACTCCTTTTTAGGTATGTAAATAATTTGGTAATCTCACTCAAACTTCGCATCTTTGCTGTTGAAGTCGTTGTTGATGTTGCAAAGATACTAACAGTTAGTATAAATACAAACTTTCACCAGTTAAAAGTTAGTTTATTTACAACATTTAACTAACTGTTAGTATATTCAAATATGGAAGCTTGGGAAAGAGTTGAATTAATTATTGAAAAAGAAGGCTTGAATAAGAATTCATTCAGTAAAGCTATTGGTATATCTAATAATGTAACTATCACCCGCATTATTAATGAGCATCGTACACCTTCACGTGCAACATGTGAAAAGATAGTTAGTGCATTTCCTATATATAATTTAGAATGGCTACTAACCGGCGAAGGGGATATGCTTACCGATACCCAATCCCAAACATTCCACTCCAACGCCCGTCAAGTAGATGACCTAAGCTATATGAATGTGCCTGTTATACACATCAAAGCACAATGCGGTTATCTTGCCGGATACGGAGATGCTGAATACATAAATACCCTACCGACAATGCCGGTTATTGTAGACCAAACTTATCACGGAAAATACCGCATATTTGAGGCAGAAGGCGATAGTATGGATGATGGCAGCCGTAATTCTATCTGCGACGGGGACAAGTTACTTTGTAGGGAAGTAAGACGTGATTTATGGCTCCCTAAACTTCATATCAACGACTGGTATTTCGTCATTGTACATCGAACAAAAGGAATATCCATTAAGCAAATCACTGCGCAAGATGATTACGGAAATATCACTTGCCATTCACTCAACGAATTATTTAACGACTACACTGTCAATCTTGACGATGTAGTAGAGATATACAATGTCATTAAAGTTGTTGAACGCAGTATGAGGTTATAATATGGGTGTAATAGATTTCTTTCGTAAAAAATCAAAAGATTCTTCTAAGGACAGCAAGAGCACTACAACTTTGCCTACTGATGAACAAATAAGAGCCACTGCAACTATTGGGTTTAAATCAGACTGGCTTTTTAATGCTAATAATAAAAATATATTCTTTATGGCATTTGAATGGATTGAAACCGGAGAATACACAAAAATACTACGTTTCAATTCTTTACGCTCTAAAAAAATTAATTATGCACCTACGATAAAAGTATATTGTGACACAGATTTTTTCTTTTATGATGGTAATTGGACATCTATCCAAATATCACTAAAATGCTTTTCATTAGGAGTTGTAGAAATTCCATACCCATCAAAATGTATGGTTAAAATAATAGCACCATTCACGAGATTTGACATAAATAATCCTAATGCGGAACCAACACAAGTTGAAGATTACTCAAACATATTAGAAATTGATTTCAGCCCGGAAGCCATACAGAGAGGAGAGAATATGCATAAAGAGATTCTTTTAAAAGAGAAGGAAGAACGAGAAAGGGAAGAAATTGAAGCTATAAAGGCTAAAATAAGAGAAAAAAGCAGAAGGAAAGAATTAGAAAAACGTGCTATTCAGGAAATGATGGACGAAAATTATTCCAAAAATGAATAAATGCCAATATTATGAAGAAGATTATTTTTGCACTTATTATGTTGACATCTCTGCAATCATGTTATACAATATATCATGAAGCATCATACGTCATAGACTTTAGAGAGTATGTAAATAATGGTTTTATGATAAGTCCTACCGATACAGGTTTTGATTACACACCAATTGCACAATTAGAGGTTAATTATTATTTGGGACAGAAAGTGATAGACGGTGATACCAAAGACCTTAAAAAAGGTAGCGATGGTAACTATTTTCCTACATCCAAACGGCTTATGGATAAAGTTGTAGACAAAGCAAAATCTTTAGGTGGAGACGGAATTGTATGCTTTAATATCAAATACTATCCTCCAACAAAATCATCACAAGCATATTATCAAGCCACAGGTGTAGCGGTAAAAGTCAAAAAATAATATGAATCTGAATATTTCACTTTGTGCATCCGCTTGTACAGGAGCCAAGCATTGTTCCCTTACCCCCACCTGTAAAGGCTGGGGGTGCCGGTTTCTCGCCACTCCCATAGAGCAACTGCCGACCACTGACAGAGAGAAAGCAAAATTATTTTCCAAAGTGTATAGGGAAGCAAAAAGTAAGGGCGTTCTTGAATGCCCACATTACCGCTCTTTATTCATTGATGAAGTGCTCGAAAATATAAATAAAAGTAACGTAACATTACAAAATATGAACTAA